AATCAGGTATCAAATGTATCTTGCTTAACAAAGGAGAAAAACATGAATACATCTTTAACTATTGACCCATCAAGGGTTAACACTTACTCTATCGGTTTCGATAGAATGTTTGATTCGATGCTTAATTACCCATCGAAGAACCATACTTACCCACCATATAATATCGTAAAACATAGTGACGATAAGTACACTATTGAAATGGCAGTTGCTGGTTTCTCAAAGGACGATATTGCGATTGAAACAAAAGAGAACACTCTTATGGTTCAGTCAAAGGATTCTGGTGAGGATAAGACTGAAGTGGACACAACAGAGTATCTTCATAAAGGTATTTCGCAAAGGTCATTTCATAAAGCATTTACACTTGCAGAAGACGTTTTTGTAAATGGCGCTGATATGAAAGACGGATTGCTTTATATCAATTTGGAAAGAATTATTCCAGAGGAGAAGAAACCTAAAGTGATTAAAATTAAATAAAGATGTGGGGGATTATCTCTTGACAATCCCCCCATTTCTTGGTATAGTATGTATAAATTGAAATAGGATGAAAACAATTGAAATATAATAAAGAGATTGAATACAAATATTCAGAAGACAAGATTCTGGAAGAACTCAGGCAGTATATTGATAAAACATATTCTGCACATTATTCCCAAAACAAATTTCAAGCATCAGAATTCATCATGGACGGTGGACATGGAGAAGGTTTTTGTATCGGCAACATATTAAAGTATGCACAACGATACGGAAAAAAGGACGGCAAGAACAGAAATGACTTGCTAAAAGTGATACATTATGGTATAATGTCACTACACAATCACGATAATTATGGAGACAAGTGAAATGAAACTTAGTAATGATACACGAGAAGTACTAAAGAACTTCTCAACAATTAATCAGAATCTTCTGGTTAAAAACGGAAACGTAATTAATACAATGTCAGCAATGAAAAACATTGTATCAAGAGCAACTATCCCAGACACCTTTAATCAGGAGTTTGCAATTTATGACTTGAATGAGTTCTTGTCTGCGTTGTCTCTTTTCAAAGACCCATCTATGGCGTTCGATGAGAAAAGTGTAAAACTCAGTGAAGAAGGTGGTGGTTCAAAACTAACGTATATGTTTAGTGACCCATCTATCGTGACTGCACCAAAGACAGAAATCACTATGCCTTCTGTTGATGTTGAGTTCACATTTACTCAAGATACTTTCAATCAAATTCAGAAAGCATCTGCTGTACTTGGTGTTCCAGATGTAGTTCTTAAAGGAATTGCTGGTGGTGATATTACACTTACCACAACTGACCGTAAGAATGAAACCTCTAATGACTTCAGTATTGTTGTTGGTGAGAATGCACCTTCAGACTTTACTTACTTCTTTAAGGTTGAAAATCTTAAACTTCTTTCTGGTGATTATAAAGTAGAAGTATCTCAAAAGGGTATCTCTCGCTTTACTAATATGACAAAGGACGTAGAATACTTTATTGCTCTAGAAGCATCCTAAACCAGAAGGAATATATTATGAATGATGTGATGTTGTGGGTGGAGAAATACCGTCCCAAAACTATCAGTGAGTGTGTTCTCACTGATGACTTAAAGAAAACCTTCCAGACATTTGTAGATGAAGGACATATTCCAAATCTACTTTTATCTGGTGGGCCAGGCGTTGGTAAGACAACTGTTGCAAAAGCAATGTTGAATGAACTCGGCGCCACCTATATGATGATTAACGGTTCAGAGGAATCTGGTATTGACGTTCTTAGAAACAAGATTAAGAACTTTGCAAGTACTGTCTCTATGGATGGTAACCGTAAGTTCGTAATCTTGGATGAGGCAGATTATCTTAATCCTCAATCTACACAACCAGCGTTGCGTGGATTTATTGAAGAGTTCCACAAGAACTGTGGTTTCATCCTAACCTGTAACTTCAAGAACCGTATCATCGACCCTTTGCATAGTAGGTGTTCTGTTATAGAATTTCGTATTCCATCTTCAGAGAAACCTAAACTTGCTGGTGAATTCTTTGCTCGTGTACAAGACGTTCTTAAAACAGAACAAGTACAATTTGAACCAAAGGCAGTCGCTGGTGTCGTTGAAAAACACTTCCCTGATTGGAGAAGAGTTCTAAACGAACTGCAAAGATATTCGGCATCTGGTATGATTGACAGTGGAATTCTTGTCAATATCTCAGAAACGAATATGAAGGACTTGACTAAATTCCTCAAAGAGAAAGACTTCAAGTCCATTCGTAAATGGGTTGCAAACAACCTAGATAATGACCCCTCTCGTGTGTATCGTAAAGTTTACGATTCTCTGTATGATGAAGTGCAACCACAAAATGTACCTCATCTTGTTCTTGCAACAGCAGACTATTCATACAAATCTGCCTTTGTCGCTGACCAAGAAATCAATATGCTTGCTTTCATGGTTGAAGTTATGACACAGGTGAATTGGAAATGAGTGGATACGAGTTAAAACATTATCTGAAATCTCTCAATGAAACAAAGGAAAATCTGATGGAATCAGATGACCCTATGTGGGAGAAGAAGTACTCACCGTTCATCATTAACAAGTGTCTGGCACCGTTCAACGATACCATCATGCTTGTTAATGAGATGAACATGAGACACCACCTACCATCAAAACTCCAATATGATTTTTTACTAAATACTATTAGGTCTAAGAAACGGTATGCACCTTGGGTAAAGGGTGACAAGTTGAAAGATTTAGAGTATGTAAAAGAGTATTTTGGATATAGTAATGAAAAAGCAAAAGCCGCTCTCAAACTACTTGATAATGAACAAATTAATACTATCAAAGATAGTTTGAATAAAGGTGGAAGAAAATGACAGAAATTGATTGGCATCCAGAAGCGATGCTGGAAGTAAAACTAAAAGAACCAGATGACTTCTTAAAGGTTCGTGAGACATTATCAAGGATTGGTGTTGCATCTCGTAAAGAGAAAAAACTATATCAGTCCTGCCACATTCTACACAAACAAGGAAAGTACTATATTGTACACTTCAAAGAATTGTTTGCTCTGGATGGTAAAGAAACAAACTTTAACGAAAACGATATATCAAGACGAAACTCTATCGCTAGTTTACTAGGGGATTGGGGACTGATTGAAATCATGGGTACTGCTGAACCTAAAGCACCATTATCTCAAATCAAGGTTATTGCCTTCAAAGAGAAAAATGAGTGGATGTTAGAGACTAAATATAACATAGGTAAAAAAAGAGAAGCTTAAATTGACACAATCTTTTTCAAAATTCATTACAGAAGAAAAAACAGATGGAGACTACAAGGTAGTTATTCTTTCAGTTGAAGTAGGCGATGTACGAAAGAACACTGCTGATAAATTTGAAAAGGAAGCAAAGAAACTTGGATTAGATACTATACTGTGCGAGTTCAAAAATGCATCTTTAGTATTTGATGATGGTAAATATATCATTAAGAGTAGAGAAGACAGTATGCAAGTCAGTGCTAAAGATACTGTGGTTTTTGTTAGGGGTACACCTACACGAGATAGTCATCTAGATATGATATCAGAACTAGAACGAATTGGTATAACTTGCATTAACAGTAGAACCACTATTAGTATTTGTGCTGATAAGTATCGTAGTTATGTTCGTCTAAAAGATTTTAGACTAGACCAACCAAAGACAGTTCTACTTCCTTCAGACAAAGATATTGATAATGCACTAGAGGAACTAGATACAAAATTCCCTATCATTCTAAAAACACTTAGAGGCGCTGGTGGAGTTGGAGTTCTATTTGTAGAATCAAAACGTGCATTAGATTCTTTGGTACAGTTAATTTATAAACAAGACCCTGATACAGATATTCTCATTCAGGAATATATTAAAACTGATGGTGATATTCGTGTACTTATAGTTGGTTCTAAAATCATAGGCACAATGAAAAGAGAAGTTATTGAAGGTGATTTCAGAAGTAACTACACACAGGGTGCTGGTGTTAAGAAATATGATTTATCAGAAGAAGAAATTAGACAGTGTTTGATTGCCGCAAAAGCAGTTGATGGTGATTTCGTTGCAGTAGATTTTATTTCACATAAAGGCAAACCTTATTTCTTGGAAGTAAATAGTTCGCCTGGCACAGAAGGTGTAGAGGAAGCAAACTCTGGACTGAATGTTGCAAAAGAAGTTTTGGAACATTATAAAGAATCCAAAAACAGATACACTGTTCCTATCAGATGTGGATTTCACGAGATGGTTGATATCAAACCTTTCGGTGAAGTTGAAACTAAATTTGATACAGGAAATAGTGCTTACTCAGTTCTTCATGCTGAGGACATAAAAATTAATGGTAGTAAAATTACATTCACTACGTTTGGTGGACAAACCCTAACCACTAAACTTGTGAAAGATTATAAAGCAAGAACTGGTGGTGGTGTTGATAAACGCCCAGTCGTTCAGTTAGAAGTTGAATTTATGGGACACACACATCAGTTGATGTTTGGTCTTGATGATAGAAGTAAAAGAGGAACTAGTGTTCTTCTAAATAGATTTGCCATGACGGAAATGAATGTTATGGTAGACCCCCAGAAGAAATTGATTATTACAACAATGAAAGGCGAAAATAATGACACTACTGGAAGCGATTAAGAAACACAATGAAGGTAAGATTGCACTACACAAAGCAAACATTGCAGTATACTTGAAGAACCCTGCTGGTATTGGAGAGCATTCTGATATTGCAGAAGCCGTGGAATGCGAACTGGCAAAGATTGCACATTCACAAGATATTATAGACATGGTGGATAGACACTTCACAACAGAAGAACAAATTTCACTTTTCTCTTGACACTCCCCTCTTTTTATTATATAATGATTACAGTTGATAAGAGGAAAAGTCTTGAATTTCTACACACACATCGCCCAATGGGGCAACCAATTACTTGTTCGTGCCGTAAAGAATGGTGTTCGTTCTAACTTCAAAGTTAAGTATGAACCCACTCTCTACTATCCTGTAGGGAAACCTACAGGGTGGACAACCTTAGAAGGTAAACACGTTGCACCAATGCCCTTCCTTTCAATCAAGGAAGCGAAGGAACATTTGCAACAAAGAGAAAGTCAACCACACCTTGTGTATGGTATGACTTCTTTCCCATATACCTATCTCTCAGAAACCTATCCTAATCAGATTGAATATGACATCGCTAAGATGCGTATTGTTACAATCGATATTGAGGTTGAGTGTGAGAACGGTTTCCCAAATGCAGACCAAGCAGCAGAACCAATGCTGTCTATTACTATCAAGAACCATGATACTGGACGTATTAAGGTTTGGGGTTTGCACGACTATCACAATGACAGAGAAGATGTTCAGTACATTCAATGTGCAACTGAACGTGAACTTCTTGCACAGTTTCTTGCTTGGTGGGAAAGTGACCATCCAGATGTAATCACTGGTTGGAATACCGAGTTCTTTGATATTCCTTATATCTGTAACCGTATCAAATCCCAAATGGGTGAAGATGCAATGAAGCGTTTATCGCCTTGGGGTGTTGTAAACTCTAAGATGGTGAACTCTGGTTTTGGACGTAAAGACCAAGTGTATGATATTCTTGGTGTTGAAGAGGTTGACTATCTACAACTATACAAGAAGTTTACTTACACTGGGCAAGAGTCATATCGTCTTGACCATATTGCTTTTGTGGAACTAGGTGAACGTAAGGATGAGAATCCTTTTGAGACTTTTCGTGAATGGTATACTAAAGACTATCAATCGTTCCTTGACTATAACATCATGGACGTTGAACTAGTTGACCGTATTGATGACAAGATGAAATTGTTGGACTTGATACTGACTATGACGTATGAGGCCAAGGTTAATATCTCTGACTCATTTACGTCTGTTAAGTATTGGGATGTTCTAATCTACAATCACTTGCTCAAGAAAAAGATTGTCATTCCTCAAAAGGCATCACAGATACACAAGAGTGATAAGTATATAGGTGCATATGTGAAAGACCCACAAGTCGGTCAACACAAATGGGTTATGTCTTTTGACTTGAACTCTTTGTATCCTCACTTGATTATGCAATACAATATTTCTCCAGAGACTTTGCTTCCCAAAACTATGGGATTTGACAAGGAGAAATCTGTTAATGAGATGTTGAATAAACAACATGATTTGACACCACTAAAACCAGCATCAGTTACTTGTACACCAAATGGTGCGTTGTTCAGAACAAAGACCCAAGGGTTCTTGCCTGAGATGATGCAAGATATGTATGATGACCGTACTATCTACAAGAAAAAGATGTTGGACGCTAAACAGAAATATGAAGATACTAAAGACCCCAAGTATGCAAACGATGTAAGTCGTTATCATAACATCCAGATGGCAAGAAAGATTTCATTGAACTCTGCCTATGGTGCGATTGGTAATGAGTGGTTTCGTTATTATGATTTGAGGATTGCAGAAGGTATCACAACCTCTGGTCAGTTATCTATTCGGTGGATTGAAAAAGCACTGAATGAGTATCTGAACAAGTTGCTAAATAGTACAGGAGTAGACTATGTTATTGCATCAGATACGGATTCAGTATACATTAGGTTTGACGAACTTATTAATAAGGTGTTACAAAAACGAGATAATGAGTCAGAGGATAACTATCGTGAACGGGCGGTGGACTTCCTTGATAGAATTGCTAAAGAGAAGATTGAACCTTTTATTGATTCGTGTTATAAAGACCTTGCTGAGTATGTAAATGCATTCGACCAAAAGATGCAGATGGCACGAGAGGTCATTGCAGACAAGGGTATCTGGACTGCAAAGAAAAGATACATTCTAAATGCATGGGATGTGGAAGGTGTTCGTTACCAAGAAGCATCACTAAAGGTCATGGGTATTGAAGCAGTAAAGTCAAGTACTCCTGCTCCTTGTCGTGAAAAGATTAAACAGGCATTGAAGATTATCATGTCTGGTACGGAGAAAGACATTAATGATTTTATCCAAGAGTTTCGTGATGAATTCATGCAGTTGCCTCCAGAAGAGATTGCATTCCCTCGTGGATGTAATGGTATTGCAAAGTGGAGTAGTTCATCAGGCATCTTTAAGAAGGGTGCTCCCATGCACATCAAAGGCGTTATACTTTACAATCACTTTCTAAAGAAACAGAAGTTGACTGGAAAGTATCCTCTTGTGCAAGAAGGTGAGAAAATCAAATTCTTGAATATGAGAACTCCTAACCATATGCAATCAGGTGTCATTTCTTTTATGACTAAATTACCAAAAGAGTTTGACATTCACAAATATTTAGATTATGATACACAGTTCGATAAGGCATTCGTTGAACCTCTGACATTTATCTGTAACCAGATTGGTTGGAAGATTGACCGTTCTTATGGAACACAAACAACACTTGAGGACTTTTTTGGATGATATTAGATAGACAAGATTCAATATATGCCGCAACCAAGTTGATGGAATACTTCAAAGACTTTGGACGGATTGACGATTACTTTCGTGCAAGAAAGATTGAACGAGTAAAAGACATTCCTGCTGGTTTGCCAGGCATGAGTATTGAGGATGACTTGTTTCAAGATTATGATATGCATCCAGAAGATATGAATTTTCAAGTTGTAGAAATACCAAACAAAGTATATGATACACTATTAGAAAAGACTGCATCATTCAGTCCAGATGAGAACCCAGGCAAGACTTTGAAACTAGTTGTTAAGGAAACAACTACAAATACTATCGTAGGGTTTATTCGTTATGGTTCACCACTAATCAATTCTAAACCTCGTAATGATTTTCTTGGTGGAGTTCCTAATTTGGATATCTTCAACAAACGTGCTATCATGGGGTTTCACATTGTGGCGGCACAACCATTTGGGTATAACTGTTTGGGTGGTAAGTTACTTGCTGCAATCTGTTGTTCTCATGCAACTCGTAGAA